CCATGAAATTCAATAGGTCTGGCGGCAGTTGTGGGATATGTCATAATAGGGCTTTTAATTTCGGGACTAGATTGGGGTTAATCTTACTTAGCCAAGTATCAATACTATATTCTTCAAACTCTCGCGCGGCTTTTGATCGAATCCTCATATATTTGAAATCAAACATAATCAACTGTGATCCGTTGCGGGACATATTCGACAAAGAACCATTCAACTTATATACATTTCTTTTATTGAAAAACTTGTAAATATCCAATAGTTGATTTTCTATATCGTCTACTTTGTCGAATCCTTGTTCAAGTAAATCAGGGCCATAGTATTTTTGAATGGTGTATTTTTCATCATAATTTATTTCAACCAATTCGGGCATCCAAGTGATATTTTTAAATTCTTCTAACCACCTACATTCCCTTTCCCAACACACGACGAATTTTAGAGGATGGTGTTTTGTTGCATTGCCATTAACAGTAACGCCTGTTCCATCATATGTTCTTTTAATATAAGATTTGGTATCATCTAAGTAAACAGAAGCCAATTGTCCCAAACTATCATGGTTGTGATATGGAACAAGTGGTTCCCAATTCACTCTATGCCACTATCCATAGTGGGCCATAATATTCGCTCAATGCGTTCATCTATAAGTTGGCGCGTTAGGGCAGTCGATTCCCCGCGTTGGATGTCCACGCGATTAAAATACAATTGAGGAACAGTTGTGTGTCCAGCCGATTTGAACCACACCATAGCTTCTTCGCTATTTGAAATGTTCACTTCTTGATAGGACATGTTCCATTTGTCAAGGTTCTTTTTCAAATTCTTGCAATAAAAGCATTTATCCTTTGTGTAGATAGTAATCATATTGTTCTCCTAAAATGCTGTGACGGCTTGAATGACTGTTTGCATACGCATCACATCCATTACAATATCGTGACGAGGATCATGTGGAACAAAATGTTCTTTCAAACCATCAGGAATAAAATTATTTTTCAAGTCGGAACCATATGAAAGACCTTCAATGTAACTAATGGTATCACGAACATCCCACCACGGATAAGGTGAAGGAAACCCTGTTGCCGCCATAATAGAATTAACAAACATAGGATCGAATGTATTGCGACGACTAAAGACCTTTTTCAAATTTGTTGGCCGATTAATCACCATCATATCATGTAGATTAGCAATAGATTGATCGGTGTCTGATGGTTCAAGAACAGACTTGGCTTCATCATTTTGCTTGCCCCACCACTCAAGGGTGGATTTATTAATTTTGCGATTATACGACTTAACCTGATCAATAACATCAAACTTAATGAACTTACAATTACCTAGAAGTTCGTGATAGGTGTAAGGCGTTTCACTTTCGAAACGACTTTCATAATAATTCACCATCGCAAACGACAACACCACGCCGTCGTGAGGATCAGTCGATAGCGTTTCGAAATCGAAGATCATGCAATCATCTAAACCAGAATAAGCCGTCATTGGATTGTTACCTCTGCCATAATTTCAGTCATACACGCTACTAGATTAAGTTCTTGATCCATAACAAATGCTGCTTTGTATTGATATTCGCCAAGAATTAGAACAATCTGGGGAATACTTGCTGGTGCCACCTTATCGTACATACGATCATAAATACCGCGAATGATTGCAGGTGTATCAAGATCGAGATTGTTCACAACCCAAGATCGCATTTTCTTGAAGTCTTTGTTCTTGATATGTGTAAACAATTCATCAAATTGTTGATTAGAACCAGACTTAGAGGAACTCACGATAAGTTCACCTGATGTTGAATTGCGTTGCGATTCATTAAGCACCCGACGCCAATCTGGGGCGTGTTTTAGGATAATATCAGCAACATCTTTTTCTGCATAAGTGACGCTTTCGTTGTCAAGAATAGTCTTGAGTCGTTCAAGCATTTGTCCAGCAAGACCAGCAAGGTCTTTCTTAGTCGTGTTAAATTCATATACACCACAACGCGAATGGAGTGGTTCAATGATGCGATTTTTAAAGTTACAAGTAAGAATAAAACGACAATTATCAGAAAATTGTTCAATGAACCCACGCAACGCAGGTTGCGTTGATTGCGCATTTAGATAATCTGCTTCATCAAGAATGACAACTTTGTAGCCGCCTTGTAAGGAAACAGTAGACGCAAACTGTTTAATCTTACCACGCAGCATATCAATGTTACCATCTTCTGATGCGTTGATGACAATGTAGTCTAAACCAAGTTCATTACAAAGGGCTTTTGCCACCGTCGTTTTGCCTAAACCAGCGGAACCAGTGAATAGCATATTTTGCAATTCACCTGTTTTTACCATTTCGAGAAAGGTTTTCTTCATCGCCTTGGGAAGAATACTTTCCGCGATAGTTTTAGGGCGATATTTTTCGCACCATAGAAAGTCTTTAGACATAGTTAATCCAATTCAAAGATTTCATCATATATTAGTTTGGTAACTACTATTCAGCCGCTTCCATTGCTGCCGCTTCAGACATTGCTACAAGTTGTACGCATTGGTCGCGTAACTGCCCAATAGTCGTCAATTCTTCACCACGGAATCCGCCGCGTTGAACAACGGTATCAATAACCGCCATTGTACTACGCGCAACGCGAGTAGAAATTTCCATCATATTTTCTGTCATAATAGGCTCCATGTGTTTATTCGTATATTATACTATATTTTCGGATGGGTGTAAACCGAAATTTTTCATTTTCGAGAAGTTTTTCTCTTTGAAGAATTCAAGTTTGTTCTTGAATTTTCCTTCTAACATTTCTCCCTTGTGACTAATAACGAAAACATTTGTATCGTCACCAAGAGTGTATAGGATTTTCATTAGATTATCAACGCCGTCGTGGTCAAGCGATGAATCAAATGTTTCATCAAGTACCAATAGGTTTGTTGCAACTGAGTTTTTCATCTTAGCGATCTGTCGCCAAGTAAAGAGTAACGCAAGGTCGATCCGTTGCTTTTCACCTTCGGAAAATGAATCATATGAAAACGCATCCCGATGTCGTGATCGGATCGTTTCTTGAAATGTTTCGTCTAAATTAAAATGGACAAAGAACTCCAATACTTGCAAATACTGATTAACCAAATTGTTGATGATAGGCACATACTGCTTAATCACCTTAGTTTTGATTCCAGTATCTTTCAACATTTCTCCCATAACGGAATTATATGACGCCTGTTCATTAAAGATGAATCGTTCATCCATCAAAGAATTTTGCATATCTTTCATTTCGGATAATTCGTCATTGGCACCGTTAAGATCGCCAGTCCTACTATCAAGTCTCCCAATATCAGTGTTCAGTGTCGTAATGGCATTGTTTAGGCGATTGATTGATTGATTGTTTGCATTGATCGCAGATTGTCTTTCCCGAATATCATTAGAATCCACAATAAAATCATTGATGGTTTCATTCAATGTATTTTCTTCGTCTTTCACTTTCTTCAAGGCAACATCTAGTTCCGACGCTTTCGACTTTGCATAGGCCAACTTAGAGGAACGAAGTTCTTCCTCGATAGACTGCGTACAGGTTGGACAATCGCTATTTTCTTCATAGAACTTGGCGTCGGACACAACAGCTTTGATTTGCGTTGCGAACTGCGTTTTATATTGCAAGAGAGCCTTTTGTTTGGCTTGTGTATCTTCCAGACCATCTTTCGTCTTCTGGCTATAGGATTCAATGAATACACTTAGGATTTCATTTTCGCGTTGTATTGTGTCGATTTCCTCAGAGGTATCCGCGATGCTTTTCTTCTTAGAAGCAATTTCATCATCGTTCATTTGCGTGATATCGCGAATGTATTTGTTTTGCGAAGTTATCTGATTCTTTTTAATGTCAAGTTGATATGCAACATCTTTCAGTTTTTCTTTCAATATAGATGACTTTTCCTTAATGATATTATTCATCTTGGAAAACACATTAATATCCAGCAAGTCTTCGATCACATCCCGGCGATGTTGTGCAGACAATTGCATAAAGGGGATAAAGCTACTACTGCCGAGAACAACTATTTGGTGAAACGATTTGTGGTTTAGTTTGATGATATTTTGTTCTAGAAGTTTTTGATATTCTTTCGCGTGGGAGTCTTGATTGATCATTTCTCCATTCTTCCAAATTTCAAACACTGTGGGCTTCAAACCACGAACAACCTTATATTGCGCAGACCCAACACCAAATTCAATTTCAACAATGCAACTTTTATTATTAATACTATTGACCAATTGAGGCTTGTTAATATTGCGGTGGGGTTTACCAAACAATGCAAACGACATTGCGTCGAGCATTGTCGATTTACCAGAACCATTATGTCCCACAATAAGAGTCGATTTGTGGCTCCGCAAGTCAACTTCCGTAAAGGTGTTGCCAGTGGACATAAAATTCTTCCATCGTATAGTATTGAATAAGATCATTATGCAATTTCCAAAGCTTGTGCCTCTATAAGCAAATTGCGCATAGACACTTTCAATTTATCTTTGTCGAGTTCAGTATCAACGGCATCAACATAACTATCTAAAAGTTCCGTTGTTTCTTCTAATGATACCTTTTCATCTTCGACATTTTCGCCCAAAAACTCACTAAAATTTTCAGCAATCTTTAGGTCGTGAATTTCCCTTGTTTGTATTCTATCAATAAATCTGTCAAATGTAAAGAGGTCATTTTTGTTAATAACTACAACTTTAACAAACTTACCATCAAGATGATCAACAGAAAAATTATTATAATCTGTTCGGGAATCATCATAATGTATCCTTTCAAATAATGTGTGGGGGTTGCGTACAGGCGTCAATTCGCGGGTGGTGGTGTCTAGTATGTGGAATTGTTTTGGATCGTGGGCGTCTGACCAAGTAAATTCTAACTGCGATCCAAGGTATTTGATGTTATCTTTTTCGGATGCAGTGTGGAAGTGACCAGACAATACCTTTTCGAATCTACTGAAAATTTTGTGATCCATGCCGTGGTGAGATTCGACACCTTTCAATACCTCAAAACCTTCAAGTTCTAGGTGGCCTCCAAGCCAATCAGCTTTACACTTGCCAATAAATTCGACCGATCTGTCGTAGTTTTCTTCATTCACCCAAGGCAACAACGCCAACTTGAACCCGTTTAAATCTAAGACAGTGGGGTCCATATGGATAGTGACTTCACCCATATAATGACCAAGCAATTCTTTTAGTGCGTTTAAATCATTTGTATTCTTATAAAACACATCGTGGTTGCCCGGTATAACATCCATATGAATATGATATTTTCTCAAATTGTCGAGAAAGGATTTGCGATAGCCATGTAGTGATTTGAAATTTATAACTTTGCGGTTATCAAAAACATCACCAAGATGAATAATGCGCTTAATGCCGTGATCTTTAAGATAAGGAAAGAAAACTTCATTATAAAATAGATCAGCGTTGGCAGTAAAAATATCAGAAGAATTGCGTACACCGGCATGTGTGTCATTCAAAATTGCGATTTGCATCTTTAATAATATTCCATTTTGGTTTCCAGCCCAAATCAGTGAGCCATTCAATATCAGCTTTAGTGTCTATCCGTTCGCCACTAGGATTGACATTGGTATATTCTCCAGCGTATCCATATGCTTTCGCAATGTCCGCCACCGCAAAGGATTCGCCCGTTCCAATATCAACAACGCCATCCTTCATATTCAATACAGTATCGAAATTGTCTAGAAGTACATTAATAGCTGATGATACATCCTCAACATGGATCATGTCTCTAGTGTGACCAGCATTAACCATAGTGACTTCGCCATTTTGTAATTTGCGATAAAGCATATCATCGCGTCCAGGCCAAATCGTATGGAACCGCATACCAATTGCTTCGTATCGAGAAGCTTGAATTTCATTCATCTTTTTTGTTGTGCCATACGGATTAGTCCACCATTCGGCAGCATTTGACGACGAGGCATAAAGAGTTCGTTCAATGTAATGATATTCAGAAAATTCCAACATACGCTGAGTTCCGATCACATTATTATGATAATACAATTCGGGGTTTTCAATGGATGGCCTGACGCCCGCAAGTGCCGCGAGGTGAATAACAGTGTCTATATGTTGCCTATAGTATTTTTCCCAATCGTCCCTTTCGGCCACATCACCTTCAAATTTAATAATGTTATGGTTGCCATTATCAATTAAGTATTTCGCAAGGTATGTTCCGACCATGCCTTCGTGTCCAGTAATCAAAATATTCATAATCAATCCTCAAGAAATTCACTAAGGTCGGAATCGGCTGGGTTCGCGGTTCGTTTGCGTCGAACTTTTTCTTTCTTAGCATATTCCTTAACTTCGGTATCAAACTCTTTGATCTTATCAATGCGTCCTTTGAGCATATCAATGAAACCAGCGCTAGTTGCTTGGCTCAAAGAATCGCCATTTGGATTTTCTAAGAAAGTTTCAACACCTGATTGGGCGATGTATTTCATCTTAATATCTTGTTGCTTTTTCTCTTTCGCAATACGACGGAGAAACGCATACCAGCAAATTTGTGTGAAGTAAGAAAATGCGTTTGGATTGCCACTTCGAGTAGCTGCCTCAAGGTTATAATTCATAACAGCCTTTAGACAATTTTCGACACCATCCATTGCCATCTCATCCCGATATGTGTATCGAATGAAATTGCCTTTATGCGAAAGCCCTTCAGAAATCTTGAGAAAGCATATTGCAATATAATCGGGAACTTGGGGAAGTTTAACACCAGCCGCTTCAGCGAGTTTGACAGTTTCGTGTTCGCCACAAGCTTCTTGAACAATTTTCACATACTCGACAACTGCCAAGCTAAATTCTCTATTATTAACATAGTGTGGTTTGTCTCTTGGTTTCATTATATATTCCTAGCATATTTTTTCTATTTTAACATAGAATCAAGGGGGTGTCAATAGGATAAACAACCAAAATAAAATGGAAGTTTATTGATTTTAGGGGTTGACAAATCCCCAAATCTTGTTATAATAAGACAACGTCTTTAAGCAGGGGGTATATACTTAATGTAGTTTGGGATTAAACTTGATAACCTTTGGGTCTGAGTTTTCATCATCATGTTCTTCATCTAGTATAGATTCTTCTTCTTCATCGTCAGACCTATATTGATCAATGTGTGTTTCATATTGGACAAGCACCTTTTTATCTGGAACAACTGAACAAAGAACAGCGCCAGATTGAAGTGCTAATAACTTATTGCTTTCGTATTGGTGCATCATAAAAGGTCTGAATGTATAGAACCTTACCTGTTGATCGAAGTCTTCATTACATACGAGGGAATAGGCATTTCGTAAGAATAAGATTTCATCATCATATTCGTTAATTTCTGAACTGACCAAATCGCATATAATTTCTTCACCAGTGATGATTTTTAATTGAAAAATACTCATTCTTTTAAGTCGATTTCATAGATTTTGTAATTAAATTCTTGTTTAGAATACATTTTGATCCTTTCAGCGGCATGAAGTAATGTGTAATTCTTTCTGCCCTTATGGTGTAAATCATCTGCAATGTCATATAATTTTGCTATTGATCCGTCGTCGGATTTTCTGAGGGCGCGTCCAATGGATTGGAGGACTCTGATTTGCGACTTGGATGGGGATGCAAATACGATATTATGCAAATTACGAATATTAATCCCAGTGGAAAAAGTCCCAAGACTAGCAACAATGATTGCATTTTTTTGTGTTTCCACTATCTTGCGAATAGCCTCTCGGTCTGATGTGTCCGTTTCACCAGATACAAAGAAAACTTTTCTCTTTTCATGTGCCGCATTTCGAATCATTTCGAATAGAGGCTTTCCGTGCTTATCGACATAGTTAAACAATACAAGGGTGTTGCCGTCAAGATCAATCGTAAGGTTTTTAATTAATTTGTTTCTTTGTTCGTTTTTGACAATAAAATCAATTTCAGCTTGATATGTCTGCTTGCCCCAGTTTTGTCTAATATCTTCTGAATACTTTAGGAGTAACACATTGATATTAAGTTTCGCTAATGTGTTTTCGTCTTGTAGTTTTTTCGTTGTCGTTACACTATATATCTTTCCAAAAAGACCCTGTAAAACGAGTTCATGTGTTTGACTACCATCTAATGTGCCTGTGGTTCCCCAGCGATATTCAGCTTCTTTGCACTTGTCCATAATAGTCGTTAGAGACTTAGATTTGAACCCGTGACATTCATCACCAAAGACAGCACCAAACTGCTCAAACCATTGCGCGGGCAGTTTATATATTGACTGCCAAGTCGAAATAATAATTTCTTTGTCGGTATTCTTATCTCGCCCCGAATAAATTCTGTGGACCACATCCTCCGCTGGCATTCCGTAATCCGCGAAGTCGTTATACATCTGTTCTACCAGCGAAGTCGTTGGGACAATAATCAGGACTTTCCTGTTCGCCTTCCTGAGTGTAGATAGATAGCGTTGGGCAAGTGTATAGATGATAAGAGATTTGCCAGAACCAGTTGGGGAAATAAGGACTGATCTTTTTCTATGTAAAGCTTCACAAACCGCGTCGAATTGATAGTCCCTAATTTCAATTGGTTGCCCTCTTGATTCAAGTTTAAGATTATCTATAAATAGTTTTATGTCGTCGGGGTTCACATCAGCTTGAGCGTCAGGACGACCATAAAAAGTATTGTGTTCGACTTCAATCCTATATTCGCGTGGTTTGGCAAATTCCGCTAAAAAGGAAAACAAACCAACAGGCAATTCCATTTTCTGTATATTGAACAGACGAATTTTGCCATCCCATACTTTGTTTTTATACGCGGGCATGAATTTATATCCCGGGACAAAAAACGAAAAGAAATCACTCAATTCATTAGCAACGCCGTAATCACAATCAATGTGCATCATACTGTGATTTTTGTTTTTGACTTTTAATGTATCCATGATGATATATATCTTAACTGCTAAAGGAATAAAAATGGTCTATAGTACAAACGAATGGTCGCCTTTACAACAAGTCATTCTTGGGTCGCCAGATAAAATGAACTGGCCTTTTTCTGATGATATATTTCCAGGCGCACCTATGGGACCAATTGATTCACAAATTATAAATGAATCCAAAACTGCGATGGATAATTTTCAAAAGATTTTGACGGGGTTTGGGGTGGAAGTTCTAAGGCCATTGGAACAAGACTATGTGAAACTAGACGGGTTTGGTGCATACTCTACTAGAGACACTATACTTATAGTTGGAAAAAAGGTCATATTTTGTCCCACACTTTTTGAAGAAAGACGCATTGAATGGCCCGCATTAAAACCATTGTTCGCAGATGATTCTGAGTTTATTTATGCGCCTTTAGATATGGGTATTATGTTTGATGCTGCTAATGTGATGCGTTGCAATAACGATCTTATTTATCTAGTAAGTGGAAGTGGAAACGAAAAAGGCGCATCTTGGTTACAAGAAACGCTTGGATCGGAATATAAAGTGCATGTGGTTAGAAACTTATATTCAGGCCATCATATAGATTCGACTATCATCCCCCTGCGAGAAGGTCTTGTTATGCTTAATGCGGGCAGAGCGAACGAAAGCCATATACCAGAATTTATGAAATCTTGGGATAAAATATGGATAAATGATGAAGATATAGTGGATACAATATCACCATTAGATATGGCAACAAAGTGGATTCATATGAACCTTTTTAGTATTGATGAGACCACAATCGTTATAAATAGTAATCAGAACGCCATCAGAAGAAAACTAGACAAACATAATATTATATCAGTCGGGGTTGATTTGCCTCACACAAAGTATTTGCTTGGTGGACACCATTGCACGACTTTAGACACAATAAGGAAATCATAATGACATACACCCACATTAAAACTCACAACGGCAATACGGCAAAAGATGGATACCCAACTGCGGCAAATGAAACTGAATTTTTATTGAATGTTTTTAAAAACAATATTAGTGTAGAAAACATTCTATCTGAAATAGATTCACAAAATATTGATGGATGGATGGATGATAGAGCCGATATTAAATTTGCATTATCAGAATCTCCAGTTAATACAACATTTAATGTTGAAAATCAAACATATCAAGTGGAAAGAATTTGGCCAACTGAAGAACTATTGAATAGATGGTCATATTGCTATAGGACGACTTTACCCAACAGTTCTGTTCTACAATCTATTGAAGAATTTATAACACATTATTAACCGCCAGCTTCAAACATGCGCCATCTAATCATATTACCAATTGTTTGATGCCGCCACTTGATATTATCCACGATTTCTGATAGCGTTTCCACAAGCGTTTTTAGGTCGTGGATTTTTTCTTCGGATTTTTGAATATCTAGATCGGCATCATAGTAGTAATCCATTTCTCCTTTAAGAACCTTTAGTCCCTTAAATGGATCGAATTCCCAACCCTTTTCTTCAATTTCGTCTTGATGCATTTTGCCGTTATAATATAGCCATTTAGATTTGAGCAAAATCTTTTGTTCGAAAATTGCTGTGCGATGAAGTTTCTTAGCTTCAGCTAGAAATGGTAAGTATTTTGCATGTAGTTGTGGTGTATTCCGCGACGCTTCATCAAGTGATGTTCTATCAATCACGGAATCGGCTTCCCACATTTTGAGAACGGATTCAAGATATTTCATAATATACTCCAGTTATTTCGTCAATTATATCATACTATTTGCTTATTGTAAATGATGTGTAATTAAAAGTGATTGGGAATGTCAAATATGTTATATTGTCCACTGTCGATTGAAAAGTAAGCGCACCGATATTGGTTGGAAACGCGCCTTGATATACAATAGTATCTATTTGGTTATTATGGCTACTCATAATAGATAAAGTTATATCATAGAATGTTGTATCTTGGTTGACGCTATCTACTGCCGCTGCCGATCTACTCTTTTCATTTACTGTAGATTTAATCCAACTCAACATCTCTTTATAGACATTCATATTTTCATCAAGAATTGCGTCTACGGTTAGCGCACCATATTCGATCTTATCTCCAGGCAACAAAAGGTTCGTGCCTCTGAATTGCGTTATTGTTGGGGACACTGACACATCTGGATGCGATACTGTCTGTGCAAAGAATTCAAGGTTCTTGAATCGCTTTCTGTTCACAACAAGTTTAAAGCCATTTGGCTGCAAGAAGTTTTGTGATTCTAGTGTTGATACCGTCGTGGCCATAACTAATCCTCTGTTTCTTTATGTATTTATATGAAAATAATGTGCTTTTTTAATGAAATTTGCTGTTGACACATCATTAAAGATATCGTATTAATAATGTATAGAAACAAGAAAGAAAGAATAGATCAAATGACACCGAACACACTCACAGTAGTTGCCGACTATCCTGCGAACACAGTTTATTCATACGATCAATTCGACATTCCATTGAACGAAATCAAGTATGATGATGCTGTTAAAACTTCGTCAATGAAAATTACAATCAAAGCTTTCAAAGGCGACAAGTATGAATATGTTCGTCACTTCACAGTTGGCTATGATGCAAAAGATGGTCATTGGGCATACGGTAACGGTTCTATGATAACTTCAGAAAAGCGGGCCAAAACAATGACTGCGGGATATGAACTAGGTGATACCATCAAAATCGAAGGCAAGTTGTTTACAATCGAAGAAGCGGCGAACCACAACATTAAATTCATTTCGCAATAATCAAATGAAAAAGGCCGAGCATAAAGCTCGGCCAGTTGCTCTGTTACCAGAGTTATTTTATGGTTTAAATAACATCCAATGCTTACACTATAGAACATTAATTAACTAAGGAGACTACACAATGTCAAATCGTTATCACACGCTATATTCGCCTCTTCGTCCTGTCGGTTCTACTGGTAGCGCTTTCGCTGTTCATTTTACACCAAATGAAGACGAGGTGGAAATCATGAACCATAACATCGATATGGGCTGCTCGATGCCTATTGCAACTGCGCGCATATATTACAAAAGCTTATTGGATAAGGGATACACCAAACCGGTGCGACTGACTTTCTGATAGTCACATAAAAAAGGTTTAGCATTTCCATCTTTTTAAAGACATAGCTTTTCTTGTGGGGCGTCCTTTGTCATCTTTCATTGGACCTTCATTCCCTTTCATTCTAGCACAGAATGATTTCCGTCTACCCGCATCTTTGGAACCTGCTTTAACTTTACCAGTAACGGCAGTTTGCAAATTTCCACCAGTTTTTCTGTTTTCAGCATCAACGCCCTTTTGTGTCATACCAGCACCAGACTTAGTGGAACGATAATGCTTATCTTTTTCTCTGATACATTTAAAGGTTTTCATGCTGCAAATTTCCTATTTCTATACATCTATTTATACAAAAAAAGGATGCCTTGCGACACCCTTTCCTTTAGTATATGAATGGAAGTGAAATGAATCACTTCCATTTTTTTTAGCTTATGCGAGGATGTTGTCAACGCGGAAGATGCGGTAATAAACATTGGACTTCGCAGCGGCAAGACCGTCAGCAGGAGTCGAACCAACGAATGGGTTAGAAGCCATGCCGTAGCGTGTCTTGAAACCAATTTTAGGTTGGAAGCTTTCCTCAGAAACGGCGCGAACCATTGTCAAAGGCACATATGGGCAATAGAACACACCAGCGTCGTATGGGTTGGTGCCTTTATAGCCTACATTGATGTAATCAACAGATGCATATGGATCAATATAGATTTTCATGCGACCATTAAGAACACCAGCAAATGTATTGCCTGTGTCATCAACATTAAGTGCAGTTGACATTGCAGGAGCATAGTCAAGCATACCAGATGCTGCTAGTGCAGATGCTACATCAGAAGACACGATAGCAAAGTTGCCTTTACCGCGACGAGTCTGTTTTGCAATTACATTAGCTTCACGCTCTAGTTGCAAGATCAAACCTTTGATCTTTTCTACTGACCAGCGACCATCTGCATCTGTTGACAAGTCAAAGATACCGTTGATTGCAGTGTTAGCTGTACCAGCACCAGTTTTAGCTTGGCTGTTGATTGTACGGATAACTTCGCGGTTGATTTCAGCAAGAATTTCAGTTGACAAAATGTTTGCCAATTCTGTTTCTGCGTCAAGGCCGTGAATTGCTTTCAAGTCTTGTGCTAGTTCTAGGCTGTATTCAGCTTTCAACGCACGAGATTTTGCAGTCACAGTCGCTTTTTCGATTGTGAAGCCCATCTCATTGAAAGTGGATTCGCCAGTTGTACCAAGTGATTCAGCATCAACTGTTGGCATACCGCCAGCAAACGCTGGGCCTGTACGATCATTGTCGATAGAACTATCGGAGTTAGAGTCTGTAAGACCAGATAGGCCAGATGGACCAGCAGATTGTGCGGTAGAAGAATCGCCAGACCAAGTTGAATTTGCTTCGTTGAACAAAGCTTCAGTTGAACCAGTTGCACCAGCGCCGTAACGAGATTTCATCGCAAAGATCAAACCAGTTGGACCAGTCATTGGCTGAACGCCAGCAACATCATATGCCATCATGTTAGGCATTGCGCGACGCACAAGGCTAATAAGAACTGGATTCCAGTTAGCGGCACTTGCAGTTGCGTTGCCTGGAGCGGCCTCGGTCAACATGTTGTTTTGAGCGGCTTGTGAAGCAAATTCGCGTTCTTGGTTTTCAAGAACAACTGCTGTTACTGCACGGCGATGAGCGTCTTTGATTTCGACGCCTTCGTTGAGAACGGGAGCCCATTTCTCGGTTAGGTTGTCATAAGTATCCATTGTTAAAGTTCCTTACTTTTGGGATTTTTTAATTGCGGTGATGTATGCAGACATTGAGCCAGAGACTTCGACTTCATTGTCGAATGATTCTTCTAGTTCTTCTGCGATTGGTGTTGCTGCGACCTTCTTGGT